ATGTCTAGTGATTTTAATAAAGTTAATGCAGTGAATGCCATGATTTTAATAGAAAAAGATAATTATTACTACTACGTATCTAATATTCCAAAGCTGCTTAAGGAAATTGATGACGAAGCTAGTAAAAAATTAATTAGCTATATAATGCAAAGGTTTTTGGATTGTAAGTTATTAAAAGATCTAAAATTTTGTAAAGACGATCAATTAATTACTTTGGGTCCAGATTTTTTTGATTTTTTAGTTAATAGCTATAATTTTAGTAAAAATTGGGAATATATTAAAAATAAAGTTAATAACGATATTAATAAAAAAGAATTTTACGAACCATATGTTAATGAGAAATATTTAATGGTTCATGTTGAAGATATTATTAAAGTATTTAAGGATTTTGGTTTAGAACAAGAAGCAAAAGACCTAGAAGATAAAGTTTTAAAACCTGCAAAAAACAAAATCTTAATACAAGAAGCTGACCAGCAAATAATCGAACTATATAACGAAATAAAAAAGCAGAACCCAGGATATAGTGATGAAAAGTGTGCCAAAGAAATTAAAAAAAACGTGATTAAAGGTAAAAACGACAAAACAATAAAAAAAGATATTGCTGAAAAAATAATGGAATATAAACCAAGAACAATTACAGATAAAATTTCAGATTATTTTTCAAAATTAATAAAAAACCTATATAACGAATATAAAACAAGGTGGAATAATTTTTTGATACCCGAAGTTAAATACGGTATTGCTTATAAAGAATTAGAAAATAATAAAAAAACATTAAATAATCTAGAAAAGGAATCGCTAATTATCAAAGAGCAAATGGATAAATTAAAGATCGAAATTGAGAATGCTGATAAAGAACATTACAATACTCATCAAGAAAAAATAGATTGTTTGTATAAAGGGTACGGGACAAAACCTACAGATGCCGAAATTATTAAAGTACTCAATGAAGAATTTATCACATATACAGCGAAAGATATTTGTAGGCCTGAACATAGTATCCGTTGCATAATTTTTCAAAAACAAAAAAAATGATTTTCATGCTTTTTTAAAAATTTCTCCGTAGCTTTTTTTGACAATAACTCCCTTTGTATATGTTATACTATAAGTATTTTAGGTTTTTTTTAAAGTCTAAAAATATTTTTACTTTTCTTTTTTAACTAAAACTTTTCCGTAAGATTTAGTCTTTTCATCCCTTTTATTTCCAAGGAATCTTAAAAATACCATTCTAAATTCCTTAATTTGCTTCCCGTAGTTTTATGTGGTTTGTTGTACCCAGTTGGATCTCAACATGGTTCAGATAAATTTATTATGGTAATTTAAAATGAATAGTAATAACCACCATTTACTCCCTGACGCAGGTTTCGTACGTCTTTCAACGATTTTAAAGATTATTCCCGTAGGTAGATCTACGTGGCATGAAAAAGTAAAATCCGGGCATTTTCCAAAACCAATAAAACTTGGGCCACGTATAACTGCATGGCGAGTTGAAGATATTCGCGCCCTTATAAACAGCAATGAAAACGAGGGGAACGATGGAATTAAGTATTAATAATGAATTTCAGAACTTGATTCCACCTCTAAACCCAGAGGAATTAAACTCTTTAGAAGAGAGCATTAAACAGGAAGGTTGCCGTGATCCTTTGGTAATATGGCACAATACTATAATAGACGGACATCATAGATATGCTATTTGCAGTAAACACGGCATAAGCTTCAACGTAATAGAAAAACCAGAGCTAGAAACTGAGCTGGATGTAAAGCTCTGGATGATAAATAACCAGTTTAGTAGAAGGAACTTACCGACAGAAATTAGGCTAGCACTAGCTTATAGATTTAAGGAGTTTGAAGCAGAAAAAGCTAAAGAGAGACAATTATCTAATTTAAAACAATTTTCTGAACAGGAAGCGGTAATAGAGGAAGATGCAGTTTTACCGTTAGCGCACCAGTACGCTAACGGACACAATGAAGAAAAAGACGATTTAAAGAGTTCTAAAGGTAAAACTTTAGAACTTATTGCTCAGAAAGCAGGTGTAAGCACTAGAACTGCCGAGCAATACGATGCTATCCAACGTAAAGGAACTGAGGAACAAAAAGCTGAAGTTGCAGAAGGTAAGTCCAGTATTAAGAAAGTCTATACTCAAATACAGAAAACCGAGCGTCTAGAGAAGAATAAGGCAACAGAATGGCCAAAGGGTAAGTACCGAGTTATATACGCAGACCCACCATGGCAGTATGGGGACGAGAGATCAGGAGGTAACCACGGCGGAGCAGTAGACCATTATAATACGATGAACATAAAAGAGGTAAAAGCTATGCCCGTAGCTTCTTTAGCTGAGGATAATTCAGTCTTATTTTTATGGGCTACAGCTCCGTTACTACCGGAAGCACTAGAGCTAATAAATGCTTGGGGCTTCAACTACAAGACTAATTTTATATGGGATAAAGTTAGACATAATATGGGGCATTACAATTCGGTTCGTCATGAATTGTTATTAATAGCTACTAAGGGTAGCTGCACACCTGATAACGTTCAATTGTTTGACTCTGTGCAAAGCATCGAAAGAACGGATCGTCATTCGGAAAAGCCAGAGGAATTTAGAAACATAATTGAAACTCTATATACCTACGGCAACAAGCTTGAACTTTTTGCTCGCAAATCAGTAGAGGGTTGGGAGGTGTTTGGTAATGAGCTTTAACTATCAGGAAAATTATCAGGCCCAACTGCAAGATGGACAAAAGTTCCAAGATCACTGTGCATATTGGCTACAAAAGAAACTGAATATCGCAGTAGTAAATTTTCAGACACAGGAATACCAATATAAGTTTGGTGAAAACATGCAAGGCATTGAATTTAAGTTTGATAAGGTCTTTCAAACAACAGGTAATTTATGGATAGAAATTGCAGAAAGACATAACCCAGATACTCCATATTCAGATAGCGGAATATTTAAGAAGGATAACTCATGGTTATACTGCATAGGTAACTATGACGTTCTCTATATATTTCAAAATAATTACCTGATCTTTTTATATAACTCTGGATGTTACCAGATCATAGAAAACAATTTAAAAACTTCAAAGGGTTTTTTACTGCCCAAACACGATGCCGATAAACATGGCAAAAAAATAGAAACAAAAAGCGTAGTTAACAAAACTCAGGAGGGAAAAAGTGAGTAAAGCAGTAATTAAAAACAGTTCTCTAGATGAAATTGTTATTGAGGAACAATTTCTAAACAAGGCAATAGATGTGGTTTACAAGGGTTTGCAGCAAAACTTCAAAGGTGGGAACAAAGCAGTTGCTGAGCATGAAATCGGTTCTAAATATTGGTGTCAGTTAAATACAAGATTAGAGTTAATTCGTGCGGTAATAAACATTTTAGAACAAATCCAGAAACTTGAAGATATTAGATACAAATCAATCCAATTCTATAAATTACTTAACTATTTAGAAGAAATATTAAACCAAGATTTAAGAAGCTTGGATATACATCTAAAGTGTTCAAAGAGCAAAAACTATTATATGGGTGAGGCTTGATATTATGGCAAAAGCTATTGAAAGTTTTGATATCTACCCTAGAGAATGGCACAAACTTACTAAAAAAAATGATAAAGAGGTATCAGAAAAGTTAAAGAGAATTTTTACTATTTTAAAATATTTGCTTACTAGAAAACCATACGGGAAGTTTACTTACAAATATTTTATGAATACTTTAAATCGGTCTCAATCACAGGTAAGGAGATACTTTGATGAATTTGAAGAAGCAGGATTAGGGAAAATTGTTTTTCGCTTAAAATTAACTAGGGAAGACGGAAAAGAATACTTACGTTGTTTAGATATAAAATTAACTGAAAAAGGATCAAGTATTTTAGGGCTTCAAAAGCTTGTATCTTCTGATGAGTACTCAGCATTAATGCTCAGCAAAAATGCAGACCACTCTATATATATAGATAATAATATTATAAATAAAGATCTTTCTGTTAATTACGTTCTTAACTTAAGTCAACAAGAGCAAAATCATGAAAATCAAGCTCATAATTTTTCTTTTTCTAACCAAGGGGAGTATGAAGTCCAGAAAGATAGTAACAAGGAAACACAGCTGAGTAGATCAATATCTCTGCAAGAGCCACAGGGAATTATTACAAGTCAAGTAGGGCAATACTCATCACAACAAGCTGTAGTTCAAGCTAGAGATGTAAACGGAAACTATCATAATAAGCTGCTCAAGGATTTTAAGTTTACTGATGAGTTACTTGATACTGTAAGACGACTGAGTAATAAACCTGATATTTCTATTGACCGAATAAAAGCAATTATTCGAAACATTGTGGCAAATAACCCTGAAACTAGAATTTGGGGTGGTAATAAGGCTTTTGTTAACTACGTGGTTAGAGCCGTCAATAATGAAAAAGAATATTCCAAAAAGGGGAACGCAAGCTCGATTGCTGAAATAGACAAAAAAGCAACTGAAAGAGCGGCTTTGATGTATGAAAACAAAACGATCGAATATTTTAATTAAGAGAGCTAGGAATGGAAAAAGAAAATTTAAATAAATTAGAAGAAATAAAAGCCTTAACTGCAAAAATAGAACAAACAGCTATAGGTTATATGCTTCAAGACGAGCAAGCTGCTATTAATGCAACTAAAATCCTGCATGAGAAATACTTTATGACTCCTGAAGCAGCTAACGTTTTTAGGCTTGTAAAATCATACGTAGGAGAAGGCAAATCAGTCAGTGACATTTTTTTTAAAACTCACTGGATTTCGGAAGAAGATTGGAAAGTACTACCTAATTTTTTAGGGATATCAAGGGAAGAGTACCTAAGGCAATGCAAAATCCTTGCTATACCTTTTCTTGGTATTTCTATTGCTGCTGAAGGAGTTTTTAGTCAAATCTGGGATCAATACTTAAGAAGGGAATTGTTAGATATTTTTGAAAAAACAACGCTAAAAATTCAAAATACTGCAAGTGATAAGAATGTAGCAGATGTAATTATTGACTCTTTTAGACAATCTAATGCCCTTCTTGAGGGGGTAATAAAAAATGAAGAGCATGATTACGGAGTAGAAGTAATGAAGGTTTTAAATGCTAAGGAACGGCCTGTTATCAGTACTGGTTATGAACTACTAGACCAATTTATAGATGGATTTAGACCTGGTCAGCTAATTACAATTGGAGCTGGGACTGGGGTTGGTAAAAGTGCCTTTGCAGTTAATCTGGCCTTAAATATTACAAAACAGGGTTATAAAGTAGGTCTTTGGTCTTTTGAGATGGACAAGGAAGAAGTTTACCAAAGGATAATATCGAATATTACCGGTATCAGTAGAAATGACCGATCTCGTGCTGAGGAGCGTTATAATGCCGTTAGAAAATATTTAGAAGAAAAAAAAGATAATATTCAGGTTTTTACTGATCGAATCAAGGATTTAGGAAATTTTTATCTTCAATGTCGTAGGAGTAGCATTAAGGAAAACATGAAAGTCGTAATAATTGATTATGTTCAACTAATGCACTTGTCTGGTTTTTCTGGAAGCAACAGAGTAACAGAGATTGAGCTGATTACAAAAACTTTAAAGAATATGGCAAGTGAGCTTGGTATTACAATAATCATACTTTCCCAGTTATCGAGGGAATATCAAAAAAGGGACAATAAACAACCGATCCTTTCTGATTTAAGAGATTCTGGTTCAATAGAACAGGATTCTAATATTGTAATATTTTTACACAAACAAGAGGACTACCCTCTTTCATTAAATGAATCTGAAAAATTTATTACGGTAATAGTAGCAAAAAATAGGGATGGTCGTTCTGGATTATTCGTATTGAAATACCAAGGAGACATAACAAAATTTAAGGAATAGCAAAATGACTAATAACAAATGGACGAATTTTAATGATGCGGCAGATCAAATTTCTTACGAATTAATACCGCATAAGACTATAGCTAAAGTGGTAATGATTATAAAAAAAGGCGGGTGGGTTAGTATAGAATGGCCAGACGGTTATACTACGAAAAGCAAAGCTGGTACTAGTGTTTATCTTGCCTGTGAGTTTACAATTCTAAGCGGCCCTTATAAGAATCGAAAAATATGGGCTAACATTGGTCTTCATAGTGATAATTCTCCGAAATATGGTGAAATCGGTAGAGGTATGATCAAGGCAATACTTAATTCTGCCTATGGGATACATTCAAAAGATAAATCACCTGAGGCAGAAAAACAAAGACAGATTAAGAGCTTTGCCGATCTTGATAATTTGACGTGTGTAGCTGAAATTACCATAAACGATAAAGGAGCAAGTCCTAGAAATGAAATAAGGACAATTATAACTCCAGACCGTCCTAAATATAGTGAATACATGGAGAATAGAAGCGATAACCTTAAAATTCATTATGGCACAGTAAATAATAACCCAAGTGCCGATGAGATTATTAGTAATGAATTGCCATTTTAAAGAGGTAAAATGAGCTACCAGATACAACAGCAAATCAGTATTTTATATGATCTTTTAACCGATAATAAGGATTTTAGCGAGATCAAATATTGGTTTTTAAATACACCTATTGGGCAGAATGAAAACTTTATTGCTTTCAATTATCAACTCAATCTTCAGAAGCAGGTGGCAAGAAGGGATTTAAATAGATTATCGGAAACTACGGAAGAAATACAGGCGCTCGTAAATCAATGTCGGCAACTGGTTTTGATAGAACAGGAAAAGGACGAGAACTTAAAAAAGCATTATAAGCAATATCATAAAAAATTTATAGGAACAAAAAAATTATATGATAACTAAATGTAAGATAGCTGTATTTTTCACTAAAAACTCCACCACACTTAATAAAATATGCATTTTTGCGTTTTATAAAAAAAGGGTTAACAAAAACACCTTAGGTTGGAGATATAGCTAATCATCACTTGATATAAAAATAGCTAAAAAGCTTGTATTTCTGCGGTTTTTTCAGGTAAAAAGGTTGTATTTATAGGTTAAAATATGGTATAATATTAGTTAATTTTAAGAGGTTCAATATGAAATTTGAAAAAGGGCAATCCGGAAATCCAACAGGAAGAACAAAAGAGATGGAAAAGACTTTTAGTGAGTTGTTATTAAGGGATAGGGTTAAGGCTTATAATTTGCTATGGAAAGCAACGAAAAAGGGAGAGACTTGGGCATGTACGATATATTTTTGCCTTCTGATTCCGGAACTAAAAAAAATGGAGAAAGTGTTAGGTGTTTGCCACAATACAAATCCCGAGCTAAAGCAAATGAAGCAAATACTTAGTTTTTGTGATAACTAAATATAGTGGTTTGTCATTTGAGGGTGGCTTAATAATTAAAAAGTTTAAAAAGCGGTTATTATAATTTTCATTAAGTAGATAAAAGGAATATATGACGAAAGAAAGGACTTTGAAAGGAAGACCAAAAACAGTTTTTACTGATGAGCAAATAGCACAAGTTGAAGCATTAGCGGCGTATTTATCTATAAGCGATATTGCCTATTTTCTTGATATATCTCCAAGAAATTTTCTTGATATAAAAAACAGAGATCCAAGAGTAGAGGAAGCTTATAAAAAGGGTAAGGCAAAAGCGATCAGTTTTGTTGCCTCTAAGCTTATGAATATAATTAGAGAAGAAGAAAATACTCCAACTAAATTAAGTGCCATTATATTCTATTTAAAAACTCAGGCCGGTTGGTCTACGGAACATAAAAACGATAACAAGATTAAACTTAAGTTTCCGGATAACAAAACTCCTACAGGTATATTGGATACAGCTTTAATATCACTTGAACAAGGAGAGATTACCCTTACTGAAGCACAGAACCTAGCTAATTTAGCCATGGCCAAACTTAACGTAACAAAATCGAATGGGCCTAATGAGGAAATAATAATAGAACGAGAAAGCCAAGAACAATTAATGACTAAGATACAGAACTTAAGGGAAAGCATAGAATTTGCGGAATGGCAGAACAACAAAAACGGTATAACGCCTCAGTAATAAGTTATGCACAAAATTGTTGATAACGTTGTAGAAAACATTAGGCACGTTAGTTTTTATAAGTTAAAGAAGCGGTGCTTATTTTTTAAGCAATAGGACAATAAATAATAAAAACTAATTTAAAAAGCTATAGAAGAGTTATTTTAATATTAAGCTAGTACCCTACATTATATACTTCATTTTAATACTAGATAAGCCTTAAAATAAGAAATAAGCATATTTTTATTGTAAAGTTAACTTATTAAATTCAGTTTACTATAAACTAATGAAGACAAAACCACGTAAAACTAAAGACGAAGATATCCAACGGGAAATAAAGCAGGATTTACACAATGCTCTTGAGAGATACAGGGAATTGGTTAAAAAGAGAAGAATAAAAGAAGCAATGCGACCAAGAACTCCAGAAATATATCATCTTAATATTTATAAGTAATACGTGTAGTTAGCTATCTATATAGATAAATATATAACTTGCTAAGTAGTATTATATATGTATACTAATATAGTAATATAACTTTCTATATCTATCTTACCATGACAAAAATAATATCATTTCTGAATCAGAAAGGGGGTGTAGGCAAAACCACTATTAGCACAAATATTGCTGTTAGTTTACAAATGGATAATCAGAAAGTATTGCTTGTTGACTCTGATCCTCAAGGAAGTTTGCGAGATTGGAATGAAGCTAATGAGGGTAAGCTTATACCTGTAGTGGGATTAGATAGAGAAACTTTAGCAAAAGATGTAGAAGGTATTAAGAGTGGCTATGATATTATAATTATTGATGGCGCACCACAGTCTTCTAAATTAGTTGCTGCTGCAATAAAAGTCTCACATCTAGTAATTATTCCGGTAACCCCTTCTCCTTATGATGTTTGGGCATGTTCTGATTTAATAGAAATTATAAAAGCTAGGCAAGAAGTTGCTCATGGTAGTCCTATTTGTCGTTTTCTTATCAGTAGATCACGTAAAGGAACAAACTTGAGTGAAGATATCATTGAGGCATTAAGTGGATATGAAATCCCTGTTTTAGAAAGTCGTACAACTCATAGAGAAGTATATGCCAAGACGGCATCAGAAGGCTTAACAGTATATCATGACTTAAAAGCTGAGGAAGCAATGAATGAGATTACTAGTCTAAAAAATGAAATATTAGAGGTGTTAAAATAATGGCATTTGAAGCAAAGAAAGGAAATAGGGTGCATCGTAGTCATACAGTAAATGCGGCAATTATAGAGGCAACTAAGGATAGCATGGTAGGATTAAATGTGAAGATCTTAAAAACAAAAAGAGCAGCTTTTAAATCGAAGGCCGCAATAAAAAATGAAAATATGCAGGATGTTATTCTAAGGGCTATAGATAGTTATATAGAAAACTAGAAAGATAAAAAAATATAAAACTATTTACCTATAAAACTACTTTATATAAAAGTATACTAATTAACCGTACCTAAAAATACGATATCACAGTTACATTTATATTATTAATAATTTAACAAAACAACACAGGTAACAGAAATAAGTTGAGATAGAGCAGAGAGGCTATCAGAAAAAGTTATCTCTATAAGTACACTTTGCAATATCAAATATTGACATATCTTTTTTAATGTCTCAAAATGCCATTCTTGTAAAAGTTAAGATAATATGAGACTAAAAAAATATGCACTTAGTAGGATATGCCAGAGTCAGCTCAGTCGGTCAATCTCTGGAATTACAACTTGATAAGCTCGCTCACTGTAATAAGCTATTTCAGGAAAAAGCTAGCGGTAACTTAAACCAACGTCCCCAGTTACAAGCATGCCTGGAATATGTCAGAGAAGGAGACGTATTAGTCGTTACCCGTCTTGATCGTCTTGCCCGTTCAACTCTGCATTTATGCCAAATTGCCGATATTCTTGCACATAAAGTAGTTCATTTAAAGGTAATTGACCAAAATATTGATACTAGTGATGCAACCGGTCGTCTTCTTTTCAATATGCTAGCTGCTATCAGTCAGTTTGAAAATGAAATACGCACCGAACGCCAAATGGAAGGTATTATCAAAGCTAAAGAAAAAGGCGTAGGCTTCGGTAGAAAAAAACAACTTAAAGCAACTGATATCGCTAATTTACAGCAGAAACGCCAAGACGGCATACTGATAAAAGATTTAATGCGGGAATACAAACTATCTAAAGCTACTATCTATCGCTATTTAGAAAACACCAGTCAATAGACAATAATCACCCATCAACTTTATTTAAGGCTACAACTGATCGGTTTTAAATTCGCTGTAACCCTCATAGTAATAGCTGATGTCAATACCTTTCATAAATAGGGTGCGATCATGGATTTGTTCGGTCAATGCCTGTCTTAGTAAATTTTTTATTTCAACGTCGTTAACAACACTACGTTCCATAGCCGAAAGATACTCTTTCTTATCTACTAAATTCCAATCAATCACTTGTGTTATTTCTTTTTTTAGTATTAGATCTAACCAGATACGCATAGCACGTCCATTACCTTCTCTAAACGGGTGAGCAATATTCATTTCAACATATTTTTCTATAACTTTGTCAAAATTGTTTTGCGGCATACTGTCAATATATTCCAACGCTTGTTTAAGGTACATAAGAGGCGCAAAACGGAAATTACCCTTTGCGATGTTTACCGTACGAATTTTACCGGCAAAGTGATAAATATCTTCAAACAAATAAGCATGTATGAAAGCAAGCCCTGCAAAAGTACCAACTTCTATCTTATTGATATCTCCACTATCAAAAAGCTGCTTTGCCTTTTGTTTACCGGCTTTTTCCTCTGCTTTAGCTAGGTCAATCTGATTATTAATATTTAGCTTATTTTCTAATGTCATATAATTTCTTATAAATAAATTAAGCGTTTTAATACTCAGTTGGCTCTCGTAAAAATACATTACTTACTTAAACACATGATTGTTGCCGCTTCTATCTTATCCTGATATTTTTTAGTATTTTGTACATTTTCATAACGATTGGAAAATCGGCTATAAGCATCAAATACTTCTATAGGTATATTTATTGGTCCGCCATAGATTTTAGAGCGTAAGTAATTAATTTCTTCTTCGATGTTATCTTCCGTCAGTTCAATATACCAAGCCCTCTGTTTGCCGTTTTGGTTCATATTCCATCTATAACCATGCGCCTTTAATAGCTCCCTGCTTTCATAAGGAGTATTAGTTGCCCATAATCTAAACCTTACGGCTAACGCACTTGTAAGCAATTGTTTAAAAACCTGCTGTTGTGAAATAGGTAATTTTTGCGCTAAAATATGCACCCCTGCTAAACAGTCAGTTATTGCTCTGTGCCCTTCGAAAAAGAAATTGTATTTATAAGCAATGTATTCAAGTTTATGGCTTGAGATACCTTCACTTGTCCAGTTTATATCATACATCAAGCAACCCCAAGCTTTAGGTGCAATAGTAGGAAAGGTCATTTCAAAGAAAGCCCTATCAAACTGAGCGTTATGAGCAATGATTATATCTACATCGTTTAAATAAGAATCTAGATCATCTTCATTTATCCGATGGTCTTTTACCATATCATCAGTAATACCGGTAAGCTTAGTAATTGCTTCAGGAATCAGTATACCAGGGTCTTGGTAGCTGTTGAATTCATCCAATAATCTAAAAATCCGCCCGTCTTCGGTATATTCAAACTTTACCATTCCCAGTTCTATTAATTTATCCGTGGTATAAGATAGTCCCGTGGCTTCAATATCTAAAAATACTCCTATCAATTTTTTATCGGTAGAATTATCAGTGTTATACGCTACCGGTCTATGATATTTTTTGATGATACGATACTCACCGCTTTGGCGGAGTCGCTCTGTTATGTTTTCAAGTATCTTATTTTGCATAATTTATTCCACGAGAGGTGTAGAGCTATCGTTATTATATCAATTTAATATTAGTTGCCGATAACTTGCCATACTGCTTTTCAGTTTCAAAACTGACTTTCTGTCCCGAGTCAATATTCTTAATACCGGCTTGTTCTAGAGCTGAGATATGAAGAAACACATCCCTTGATTTATCGCTAGGCTCTATAAAACCATAACCTTTTGTAGAATTGAACCATTTGATAGTTCCTTTTTGCATAATAATACACCTTATCAAATCTTATTTGTTGCAGGCATCCTTTAGTTTTTGGCCTACCTTAAACCTTGGTTGATTATAAGCAGCAATTTGCAATTCCTCACCAGTTCTAGGGTTACGACCTGACCTTGCTGCCACTTTACCGATACTAAAATGACCGAAGCCAATTAGTGAGATTTCCTTACCTTGTCCCATGGCATCAATTACTGATGAGGTAAACATATCAATAACTTTTTCTGCTTCCCTTTTTGTGCATCCATGCCTGCTTGCTATATGGTCTATAAATTCTTGTTTTGTCATAATTATTCTTTTTTTTATTAATCAGTATGTTTTATTTGGTAAATCAAACTATTACAAGCTCAAAGCTTATTATTATTCAAAGTACTAGGCCGCTTTCTCTTTACTCCAGAAAGGTTATAAAGTTTTATGTAATTGTTTAAAATATACTCAGATACTTTCAATTCGTGATACACTTCTCTTTTAGTTTTACTGTTATTTAAAAGCTTCTGTATCTCACTAGGTCTATAATTCTGCTTAAGATACTCAAGATCATTCAATATTTTTTTACTCATGTTCATTCGCCCTCACAGGTCTAAATAATAAGCTAATTCTTATTTTTGAGCTTTAATATTTCCTCAAGGCTTAACCCCGTGACGGAAGAAATGAGCTTATCGTCTAGTTCCTGTTTTAGCATGTTAATTGCGGTTTTTTTTACTCCTTTAGACTCTCCTTCGGCTCTAGCCGCATTAAGTATATCCTGAGAATGAACTGACTGTTTCTGATAGTAAATATACTCGTTACGTTCTTCATTACTCATTTTTATCACTGATAAACGCTCGGCTACCTTAGCCATATAAGGGGACTTAAACCCCTGCTTGATTTCTGAATGTTTCATCACATATAGCCACTCGTCTATTTCACTGTTAATAACGTCATCAAACATAGGTACGGAAATAAAAAAGTATTCAGGGAATACATTAGGCGTATTAAATATAACCAACCCCTCATTAGCAATACTTACGTCTACAGGGTGTTTGGTATCTACTTCATGAACAATAGTTTTGCCATGGTAAACAGGCTTTTGCATTTCTTTAGTAGAGAAATACAGCAAGCTAATATGGAATATCTTCTTTATCGTAGTATAATCCTGATTGCCATAGATGCCGTCAACTACAAGTCTTGAGCTATTAAAACAGGCTTTGTGCATGAAGTTAGGCGTATAAGCTCTTTCTATCTCTACAATATATTTATTACCCTCTCCGTCCTCTACCACAAGATCGGCAATAGACTTTTTCATTTCCAACCCTTCCTTGTTGCTCTCAGTATCAAGAAGTGCATTAATCTTTATGGGAGGATATCCTTGGGAAGCAAACAAGGCAGAGATAAACCCTTCAATGATGTCATAATCACCTTTGTTTTTTAATAGGTATTTAATGGCATAATCAAAGCTAATTAGTGGTTTTTCCATATTACGTTCTTAAGTCTGTTAAGCTGTTATATTGCTATTATATAGCACGGCAAGCCCTGATACCAGATATTAAGTATATTTATACTGTTTTTTCTCTGTTATTATTCACAATACTTATAAAGTGGTTTATTAGTGCTTTGTACTATTTTAAGCCTTAAACATCTGTATCAATTAGTTTATACTTGCCGTTTGTATTCTGCTCAAGCCATTGCCCCAGTTTATCCAATGATACGTGCATATCAGTAGAATACAACCAGTTTAAAATCATGTTTTTAGGTAATGTCGAGCCTTTATTATTCATAATGATAAATGTTTTATTTTCTTAGTACGATGTTAGTTAAGTAAGATTAGACAGCAACAAAACCTTTATTTACTGCTGTACAGCTAACTTTTTAATGCTTGCATTTTTTACTTAAATTTAGCTTAAGTTTATTTATTATATGTTAAAATCCTAGCTTTTAACATTGGACTCAATATTTCACTAATCAGAATCTGTATTGTGGTCAGAATCATTTGCTGTGTTGTCGATAATACCTCCAAGAAGAGGTATCTGGTCTACATGATCTGATGGAGAAAATGATGAACTGCTGCTGGAACTAGAAGATGACGAACTACTTGAACTTAAACTAGCAGCACTTGTAGGAATAAAAGGTTGCAACTCGACTTTTAAGTTTCTTATCTCAGACATAGACTGTTCCATGTCTTTATCTGTAGACAATCTCCTATATTGGGTAGGATTTTGTGCTTGATTAAATTCTTTAATACTAATTGCAGAATCTTTAAACTTCTTTTCTAAAGGTGATAGCATCTGCCATTTATCATCAGCCACACCATGAGTTCCTCTATGATTATATTTTCCTTCTATCAAATATTTATGACAGTATCCACAACTTAATTTTGATACTCCTATATAGTTTGGCTCAAGGTATTGACTTAATGGAAAATATTTTGCAATGTTATATTCAGCATGTATATTTTCAGTATTTTCTAGTACTCGGTAATCTTTAAAAGTTTTACTTGTACTGTATAAGTATTCATGTAACTTATAAGAATCTTGAAATGGCCTAAGAAAAGTGCTTAAGTGCTGGTTTAATTCTTTTTCTGCTTGAAAAAATTTTAAAATCGCTTTGTAGTGTACAACGATATCTTTTGTCTTATCTGCTAAGGAAGATACATCATGAATTGATTTTATATTTTTTAAAAAAACAGGGGAAGTTATATCATAAATTTTTATAAATTGCTCTAATAGCTCTCTACCCTCTTCACCAATATGTGCTCTACTTTTTTTGACTAAATTAAGAAAATCTACGTTAAAAGTTAAATATGTGCCTAAAATATGATCAGGATAATACATACTTAGATTACTTAAAATACCTTGTAAGAACCCTATAATTTTACTATTTGCACTAGTTAATTTACTATTGTAGGAAAGGTAGATTACTTGTCCTTCTTCTAAAACCGCAGCACAATCACCCTGGACGTGAAACAGTCCTGCAAGAGCATCTAAATATCTGGCATCATATCCAAAATGCACACTATTATCTTGTAGTTCATAAACTATTTTGCTCATAGTTATCCGAGTTAGTCAAAATTATAAGCTTCTATTACATCAGATATATCCTCTCCTATTAAATTAAGATAATCTTTCGCTTCAGAGTAAATTCTTAGAGCAATGTTTTGATCTATTTCTTTATGATTTTTACTAATTTCTATAGCAATATATTTTAAAAACTCTATATCACTTAGCTCTCTATCCGTATTAATTACATATTCTCGTACCTGTTTTATTTTACCTTCTTCTATAGCATGAGAAAATTGACTGTTACCGTATTTATCTCCTTGAAGACATTCTTGTTTTATTTTCATTATTATAACCTAATTTTTACTTGAAATTAACAAAAAAATATTTAACCCGTTCCTAAGAAAATTATAATTAAATATAAAAAAATAACAATATCTATTTAACAACAAAAACTGGAATCCATGACAATGTATAATACGCCATTCAATAAAAATTGAATGGTTGCGCCTAAATTTAATTGGTTACAATGATTATTTAAATTTGGGTAACTAAGGGAGCTTTTATTACTTACTCATGTGGAAAATTTTTGTCAGAAGAGAGGTGATTACACTATTCATTGGTTTTGCATTATCATTTGTTTTTAAGTCGTTAAATAACATTTGACCTTCTAAAATATCAGAATTGATTTGTTTAACTTTACCCTTTTTGGACCAGTTTAATGTGGCGGCTCAGCACACGTACCTTAACACTTGTCTTTTTTGTTCTTAATTAATAGTTTTGGTTGTTGATAAACATTTCTTGAAATACTATTAGCCCTATATTATTGTTTCTTGAATCTGTAATAATTAGTGAGCGCAGCAATGGAATTTATTTCATTGCTGAAGTGCGCATTTAGCATAAACTAAATAAACCATTTCCCCAAGCCGACCAAACCGAAATAATCAATTTTATCACTTAAAAATTGATTTCCTTTTCCTGAATTTGTAAAAAAAGTTATAACATCTCTTTGCGTAGCAAAAGTGTTATACGCAATATACACTGATAAAAGTCAGTGTGAATAAGGTATCCAACTCAAAGTGAAAGTTAGCCAGTGCAGATCACTTACTTAAGGTCATAATATTAATATTGTTTTCCTTTTGAATACTTATTTTTAATTTTCCCAGTACGTTTTGACCTAAAAGATTACCACCTTTCTGTTTTAGAATCGCCCTGACATTTTGTAATTCAAAAAAGCACCCGTTATTTACAAGAAAATTTTATAATAGCTTCATTTGTTAATTATAACTTATGAGAATTTATACAATCAATTGGACAGAGCCTCAAAATTATATAAAACCATACTTGCAATTGCGATCTCATCAAAATACAAAATATTATCTTCTTTTATATAGTTTAAAAATGACTTAGCTACTTTTTGTTGTTCTTTAATATTGTTAGCTGTCATTAAGTTTTTAAAAAATTCCTTTCCTTTTTCTCCTTTGGCAATATATCCAGTTAGTGGATTCATTCGTAATAAATATTTTTGTATAGCCTCACAAGTTGGTTCTCCATTTTTTACCGCTTGAACATATGATCTAATTCCTAATAATCCAGTAGAAGCTATTTCGGTTAATGATATAGTGACCCCTTGACTAGAAACAAGACAATCATCCTTTATCCAAAAATCTAATCCTATAAAGATTGGGTAAACTATACCTTCATATATTAGCAACCAATCACTTGATTGAGGTGATCCAATAATTAAAAAATCAAGGTTATTATACTTAAAATTCTTACCTAGCATCCAGTAGTACAGACCAGATGAAAAATAATTCATAGTGTTACTAAGTGATAACACTATATCGTTATAAATAAATTCACCATAACTGGAATTTAATGGCGTATTGAACTCTAAAGCGTTGAATTTGATTTTTATTCTTTCAGACAAATTTATGTATTCCTTATATGTAAGACCAAGAGGGGAATGATTAAGTGGTGAAGTAGTTTTTACTTGATTGATAATATTATTTTTATTAGTAAAACCTTGATAAATAGATAAAATTCTATTTTCTTTAGGGTTGATTTTTAAAATTCTATTTTTAAAAGTATCAGTAACAAACAATAGACCATCCTCTGTATGTATTATCCCATAGGGCATATTAAATAAATCTATACCAAGACCATTACCACCTATAGTTTTTAAACTTAACAATTCATCATCAAGAAAAGTAATTTTCCCCGTATGCGCATCAGATACATAAGAACCTTGATTAGATGTAGTAATTGAAGTGGGCCACATATATTCATTTTGATCAAATCCAAGTTTTCCTATTTTTTTTACTAATTTACCTTCTAAGTCGAACTTATAAATTTCTCTATTTTGCAAACTACTTACTAAAATAAATTTTTTATCTTGGGTAAATGATACTCCATGAGCCAATTTTATATCTCTTGACCAAATCTTACCATTTTTGTTAAAAAATATAAGTTTACTACTATCAAAATCAGCTACAGCAAAATATTCACCATTAAGAACGTCAACATTTTCAGGCCCTACTAGTTCTGTATCTGTATATCTTTTGACAAGAAAAATACTATTGTCCTTTCTAAATTCAAAAACTAAAATGTCTTTTCCTAAATAATTTGCCACATAAAGTTTTTGACTTGTTTCACACCACTTTACTCCCGTAGGAAACCAATTATTAATATTTTCTGGTTTTTTCAGAATTCTAGTTTTACCAGTATTCAGATCCATAATATATAAATTTTTGTAATTACAGAAAATTAAATGATTTTTATCTTTTAAAGTCTGGGAACAAGGAAGTCCTATGTCTAATGGACAACCATTCTCATTAGTTATTTGAATATTTGTGATATCCTTTGTAATCAAAAGGTTTTTGGGAATGTGGTTTTCAAAAGCAAATACTGAATATGAAATCAGTAAAATTACTAGTACAATTTTAATTTTCATTTTTCTCCTTTTTGTTGATTTTATAACAGAGCGATAAACTTTTGGAAGTTTATAAGTTCTGATTCACAGATCACCTAGTATTAGTAATAAAAGTGCTTTCAGTCCTCAAGGCAGCTCGCCGTAATCATTAACTCCATCAGTGCCTTTTTTGAACATTAGCCATAGTATTAATAACTGACCGAATGGCACAAAGGAAATTAACACAAACCAACCAGTAGCATTAAAATCGTGTAATCTTCTTACAGCTAACAGGAAGTATTGTAACATTGATATCCAAGTGAGCATTATAGAAATCCAAAATGTAATAATTAAAAACCACGAGTCATTCTTATCTAACTTATATAAATTAAGTATAAATAAAACAGAATTGTTATAAATCTTGCTATATATTCTTTTCTACTAGCTCTTCCTTTAAAACAAAATAGATTTCGAATAAATAAATTATAAATATGGGTAATCATACCAACTCTCAATATTTCCTATTAACTCTTGCGTTGCTATGATTTCTTTAGCTGTATTAAGGCTTGGTCTTTAAAATTAATGGCTTTTTGATTTTTAGGGTCTAGTTCAAGTATTTTATCTGCTGTTTCAACCACTTCTTGATACCTTCCCAATTTTAATAAAGGACATAATTTATTTGCATTAACTTCAATATGATCAGGTTTAAACTCGATGGCTTTATTATAATTATCAATAGCTTCTTCATATCGATCTAAAGACAATAAAGCAGCGCCTTTATTATTATATACCCCAAATAAATGTTTTATTCCTGTTTCTTTATTAGAACTATTATTTAAAACTTCTAAAGCTTTATTATATTCGTTTATAGCCTCTGTATACTTTTTTAAGTAATATAACGTATCACCCTTACCAATATAAGCTCTAAAATATTCAGGATCTAATTCAATAGCTTTATTGTAATTATCAATAGCTTCCGTATATCTATTAAGGTTTAATAAAGCATCACCTTTATTATCATATAGTAAGGGTTCTTTTTGAGTAAGTTTTAACCCTAAGTTACAACATTCTATAACTTTTTCATATTGTTGTAATTTTAATAAAGTGCTAGATTTATTTGTTAATATAAAAATATTTTGCCTTTCTCTTTTTTCTTTTAAATCTTTACTATTCTTATTAACATCAAATGCTTTATCATATTCATTTATGGCTTCTTCATATCGTTTTAAATGGAATAAAGCACAAGCTTTTTTAAAATATGGTGTGCTTTTTTTTGAATTTAATTTTATAGCTTTGTTAAAATATTCTATAGCGTTGTTATATTGTTTAATGCTAGAAAAATAAGCACCTTTTTCTATATATTCAACTCTAAGTTTTTCATTATCAATGACATTATTTGCATTGCTTAGTAATGGAGATAATATAAACAATGATAATATTATAAATTTACACATCACTGTTTCCATGCTCACTATCTCCTATTAATTGGGTATCATCATCTTTCCTATTAAGCCAAGCCATACAATAAGCAAAATCTTCACTTAAAAAAGCTCCTTTTATATCGTTAAGTACAGACCCTACTAGAGCTCCCCCAACAATTAATTTTACATATGGATGTCCTTGTTCCATTGCTTTTTTTACTATTGGTGGCGCTGCTATCGCTTTTTGTGCCATAGCACTAGCAAAATCTATACCAGCTGTTCTTACAACCTGTACACAATGACCAAACCCATCTTTTCCGTTTACTGCTATATCTGCTTCTTTACTACTCTGTTGGGCTTTATGAAATTCATTAACATAATATTTTGAGCCTTTCCCAAAAAATTCCATAATTTTCTCTATTGTACTTTTTGGAGCAGTTAAACTAACAGAAGTATTATGTAATTTATCAGCTTTGATACCATCTATAAAATAACTTACTCCCTCATCAGTAATATTATTACCTTCTAGGCGTAAGGTTTTTAAATGAGGGAATCTACCAATTAAGAGGGAATCGGCAAGTAATTTAGCTCCTCCATCTCCTATTTGGTTATTGCCTAAATTAAGGTTGTGAATACTTGTAAGCCATTTTAAATTAAAAGCTCCTGTTATCCAAGGAACATGGCTATCATTTAATAATTTATTATTTAAGCCTAAGGAGTGTATATCACCCGTATTAATATTAACCTTATCAAAAAGGATGCTGGTATCTTTAGTTTTGCACTTATCTATATCCTTAAAAAAATACAGCATACCGCTAAAGCAAATTTTACTGTTTTCCCTTAAGTCTAAATACTTCAATTTTGTTATTTTACCGCTACTGAGCCCATCAGCAAAGGGAGTGATTCCATTGTTAGTAAGGTTGTTATTAGCAAGACTGAGGGTTGTTAAATTGTTACAATAATGATTTATTAAAGATTTAGCCAAATATACAGACCCCGTATCCCCCATTTTATTGTTACTTAAAACAAGAGTATGCAAACTGGAAAGGTAACCCGAGCTAAATGAAGCACTGAAAAAGCCATAATGATTATCGCTTAATAAAGTACTACTTAAATTCAATGAATGCGCGTTACTTGTTTTAAGAGTAAATTCATCAAAAAGAATACTAGTATCTTTGGTTTTACACTTATCTATATTCTTGAAAAAATACAATTTTCCGATAAAACAAACTTTATCGTTACCTCTTAAATCCAGTGTTTTCAACTTTGTTATTTGTCCGCTACTTATTGCCCCATTAGGAAAAGTGGTAGTATTAAAGTGATTAAAACCATCGGCAAAAGGAGTTACTCCGTTATTAGTAAGATTATTATTTGCAAGGATTAGCGTTATTAAATTGTTATTGTAATGGTGAATCAGAGAATATGCTAAATATTGAGCACCAGAATCGCCTATTTGATTGTTAGTCAAAACAAGAGTTAGTAAATTAGGAAGTTTAGCATCTCTAAAAGCTTCATTGAATTGTTTACCACTATCATCACCTAATTGTTTACCGCTAAAATCTATATAGCTAAGGTTTTGCCATTTATTAAGGTTAGTAGTTAGTTCCTGTATAACATAATTATCACCGCTACTATATGTATTTTGACTACTACTTTCCTGATTAGTACTACTAGATCCGCTATTTCCCCCTCTTCCTTCTCCTCCCCTGCTATTACTATTCCCTGAAGGATAACTACTAGAACCATCATTTCCACTATTACCTATTGAACTTCCACGTATACATATATTAGTAACACCATCATTATCTTTCCAGCTTCTTCCACCTTGACTTTTACATGTATAGCTACCTGTATTACTACTAGACCTACTCCCTCCACCTCCGCCACCTTTACTACCACTATTACCCATAAATAATTACCTTATTAAAAATATTCTAAATATAAATTATTAAATTTTTATTAACTTTTTGTATTGCTCTTCACTGATAACAAAAACAGTATTGTATTTGTATTGAATAGCTTGTGCCTTAAGTAACGCATTATTTACAATGATATCTAGGAATAATCTTGCATCATTACTCGGTAATTGTTGAAGAGTGTGTAAGTCAAAGTCGTATCTGTAATTATTCATATAAAAACCTCTAAAACTGGTTATTTATTTAAACTGGTGCTAGGGGCTTACGAAAATTATTACAAGTAACAATCCGTGTTAAACTTCACGCAAAGGCGTTTATGGAATAACACACCCCTAGCGTAAAAGCTTAAAAGGTTTTCAATATGATATTTTAGATTGCTAAATGATATTCGTAAGTATCACTAACGGCTTTCAAGTTATTAGAAACCACAATTATAATCAAGAGCTATTTATTTTCAGAATTTACAACTTCGTCATAATCTTCTACTCTTAGCGGCAAGCCTAGATTCTTTCCAAGTTTCCGAATAGGAACTACTAACGCCATCGCTTCAAAGTGCGTTACCCATGGCGAGTCGAGCTTATGTGAGCTGCGGGAACATTCCATACTCTCATTAATCTCATCCCTGAAACACACTTTTATTTGAGCTTCACCCGATTTAAGCTTTACCACCCCGTAAGTAGCAATAAGATTATCTCTATGCTGCTTCTCTTTTGACGGAACATGCTTAATATTCGGATTCATTCCAAGTTCGTACTCAAAGAAGTCATCCTTATATACCCCGTAAGAGTAAACATTAGCAACGTGTGGATTGTTAAATAAAAGCTTAAGCCACCCTCTATAGCCTATTTGTAAGTCAATTGTTGACTTGTAAGGAATAAGCCATGCCTGTCCAAGAGAAGAAGCAGGGTCTAAGCTGTATTCGCAGCATTTATAAAAGGCATTTACTATCGATAACTGACTGCATATCCTTAACTTATCATTTGTATTGATTTCCCATGCAAACGACCTAGCCAGCTTTTCAAAAAGCAGGGTGTTGTTATTTAGAAACGGCAATAACTTGTCTTTTCTTGCATTACAGAGCTCATAAATTCCGTCTTTTGGTTTCGGTACTATTGCTGCGACTTTATCCTGCTCTAAAACCTCCATAGAAGCTCCCTCAGCGTTAAAATCGGTATTTAAGCCATGATTACTCATATTATCGGTTTTTACTTCTCTATGGGCGTTATTTTGGCTTGTTTGTATTTCCCCTTCAAAAACCGATATTGCCGATTGATGTAATTCCTCGCTTTGATAACTTCCATTTGGCATAGCCTCGTTCATTTTCTACCCTCCTATAATCTGTAAAATTCTATATGTATTATCGTTTGAATATTCCCTATAAAGCTGGGGCATTGCTTCTTTTAATGCACAAGTATCAAGTCTGGTAGCAGTTCTTTCCTTTAAAGCTACTTTACAGAACCCCGCATCAAGAATACCTGCATCACCCATAAAACTTTGAATTTCAATTTTTAGCTTCTCTTCCTGCTTCTCAAGCTCTCTGCGTCTTAACGAGGTTTCTTGCCATAAGCTAACTGTTTCCCTGATTCCATTGTCGGCTTTGATTATCTTTGCGTCCTCTATTTTTGGATAAACCTCTTGCAATTCAGCAGGGGTTGACGGCTCAGGCGGAATACCTGCTACAATGTGATTGTTCCAGAAATCTATCACCGCTTGCCGAATCCGAGCCTCATATTCCAAGTCTCGCCAGTAAGTAAAACAAGCATATTGCCAATTACTGAATAACACGGGAACGTCTACCCTTTCGGTATTCGATAACATGGCGTAATATGCAACCTGTGTTCTGTAATACTCGGGTATTCCCTCTTCCCATTTGGCAATCGGGCATTTCGTAGACTTGGCCTCAACAATAACATTCTGACCAACTACTTTGGCATCTATATTACCCCGCATAAATGGATATTCAGGATCGATAAAAGGCGGTAGGTTAGTTTCAAGCTCCAAGCCGTTTACCTCGCAATATTCCTGCAATATATACTTCTCAACTCTAGCTCCGCGTTTTAAATCTTCGCTTTCCTCCTCATAAATAATTTCTGGGTTCATCTTGTCTCTATAAACGTCTAAAGGCGTGGAGTATGGTGATAGGTTCATGATAGGGGCAACGTCACTCCCCCCTATACCAAGCTTACGATCAAGTAAAAAAGTCTCTCTATTACTCATTTGCCGGTCTCCATTCCACATTTTGCAATATTATCCCGTCCTTACATGTTTCATGAACTTCAGCAGTAAGTTTTACTCTATCGTAAGCATTTAACTCTCCTATCATGTCAGGGTAATCTCTACACTTAACTAGAAGTGCCTGCTCGGTAGTAAAAACATAGTGAGGCTCATGTTTAACTGCGACATAATGGCTAAAAATTGCAGTATATTGTACATCTTTATTTTTCTTACTCATTTGCACAGCTTCCTTTATAAATAGTTTTTTACTTCCTTTAAAAATTCGTTTTCACCCCATTGTTCAGTGATTCCAGCTTCCTTAAATTCATTTTCTACAAACTCTATCATTGCTGTACAAAAATGTTTTGGAACTACTACAAACTCATCATCAGTTTTTGACTTAAGCCACATTGATAATTCATGCGTTGATATTCCATCCCCCATGTTGAAAAGCAAATTTGATATTTCTGCTCTAGGAATTATGTAATCATTTACTTTTTTATTATTTTCCGTCATATTTTTACCTGTCTTTAATTAGTCCGTTAATTATTGATTACTCATATAAGGCCTACGTTCCTTCTAAGATTCCGTTAGTTAGACATAACAATAGCGTAGGTCTTATTTTTACCTTTCCACTCCTCTAGTTACTGAATAATAAAAGCGTACTTCCTGGTCTTGTAGATAAGCAAGATGCTCCGCTTCCTCTATTGCCTGCTCTAATGCCAAAAGATCATATTCGCTAATATCCCAGTCAATGCAGTAGTCTTTGGCTTTCTCAAGTAAATATTCGTATTTATCAATATCCTGCATTAACCCGTAATAGTTATCCCCGTAGCTTTCATAAGGAATGTTATAAGCCATAGCCCGCTCTATCTGATCTTCTATAAAAGCTTCTCTAGCCCTTACTCCGATTCTAGCAAAGGTTTCGCGAGCAGAATCAGATAACTCTAGGCTCTCAGATTTAGCCTTATGAAATTTAGGAGTTTCGGTTATATTCTCAGGTAATTGTTCTATTATTTTTTTTAGGTTTTCTTTGGATTGTTTCCTTTCTTCAAAAATTCTAATAGCTTCTTTTTTAGTCTCTAAATTTTTTAGAATTTGCAAAGCTTCTTTAGATGAAATTCCTTTTAAAAGTAAAGCTTCTTTAGCCTTGGCAACGCTGACTTCTTCTAAAGTTAAAGCACTGCTAAATACGGAATTAATATTGGTATGATTTGATGCCCCAAAGATTGTATCTTTACTTAAGGCGGAATTGTTGCTATTATGCATATAATTCTCCTGTTAAAGGTTGAGTTGATGAGCTTGAGGATATCAGTACCGGTCAAAGTAAGAATATTCTCAACAAGTATTACATAAAAACGTCTTAAGCTGTGAACCTTAAGGCGTTTTTTTATGCCTTGCTTATAGGTTAGTATATAGGAGAATTTTATTAAGTCAACTATAAAAACAAAAAAAGGTCAATTTATTCTAATATTTTGTTTTTTTTGATAATCTTCTAATAACTCTAAAAGTCTACTACTATTAATCTTATAAATAAAAACTTTATCCCTGTATCTAGTAACAAAATTACGCTTCATTAATTGTTGTAAACTACAATTTATCGCTTGTTTTGATACATTCATATACTCTATAAGAGAAGAAGCAGTAACGCCCCGTTGTAAATTAAAAGATACAATATATTTTAATATACTTTTTTGACTTTTTGATAAAAGTCCAGAAGTCTCTATTGCTTTATAAAGATCATTTATATCCCCTAAATTTGTTATATTTTCCTCTAAAATTTTACTCATAGTTTATACATCAAAAAAAAGTCAATTGACAATAACCTCAGTAACCATTAGGCTACGAGTATATTGTATAACTTTATATGGAAATGCCTATAGATACATAGACTTAAGAACGAACAAAAAAAGAAATTAAGAAACTCTTGGCAGACGCTTTTTTAATTTCTCAAACATCAAACGTATCAGTGCGATACGTCAACCGTTATTTTTTACTCAAAAACCAACAACGGTTAGTTGATAATAGTAAACTATTTCCTATTAGTCAAGCCGTTTTGTCGTTGGTTAAGTAAAAAATTTTTAATTTAAATTAACCAATACTAAACAAAATGGCTATTTTAGCACACAAACAAGAGCTGGAAGCTCCAACCAAACAGAAGCATTTACCTACCAACAATCTCGTATTACCAACTCTTATTAACAAAGAGCAGCTAAATACGATCATAAATAACAAGGACGGATCACCCGACTATTTAGCTATAAACATTTACTTTGACACTCTCAGGTCTTGGTATAACCCGAAGATCGGTTATAAAAAAGACGGTAATGTATATCATATTAACAAGCTAAAGACACCAGGGATATTTTTAAACTATAAAAGACTTACTGAGATACACGGGTGTAGCAAGGAAACTATCAGACAGAAAATAGTTAAATTAGAACGGTTAGGACTTGTTCATAGAAGCTTTCAGCATAAAGAAACTGCTACTACTAAATCATACAACGGATTGATAGCTTATGTATGGAAAGATACGCCTCATTTTTACAATCCTATGGGAATAGATAGCGACCAAGTTTTTGAACTAACACCTCAAACTAACCATGAATATATAGAAAAAAGATACGGGGTCAGTTTTGGCTCACAAGCCCTGCAAAATAAAGGGATTAGTAAAGGGGGGGGTATCCAAGCGTGCGTGGATACTAACATACTAAATAACACTATATTTTTAAATAAAAATATAGATCTAGAATCTAATTTTTTAGAAAATTCTCAAAAAAGTAAAATACAGAAAAAAATTGAGCCAGATGTAGCTATATTCCCACAAGAACATGCTAGACCTGTTAAGCTTAAAAAGCGATTTTCTAACCAGCGGAGGAAGACCACCAACACCGAGCGTAAGGCAAGAATTTACCATTTTAACCAGTACAAAGAGCCTCGAGACTTAAAGTACCATTATCCTTTAACCAAAGAAGATGCTAGTAGGTTACAAAGCCTATCAGGGCGAGACTTTAGCCTAAATGCGATGAATGAAATACTTCTTGATATGTCAAAACGGCTAGATAATACTTTTTCTTCAAAGGCTCAATTTATGGTTTATTTCGGCAAATGTTTAAAATACGAGATGCGGGATGCTGTTAAAACTGACAATGATAACTTCCGCATAAAAGCAAACATCACTCCAATAAATCAAAAGGAAATAGACAAGGAAAAGCAAATAGAACAACACCTAGCCGAGGTGGAACAGAAGGCGATTACTCATGTTTGCCCTGAGAACCAACTAAAAGCAAGGCTTGCCAATGTTCTTGAACCGCTAAGAAGCTATGAACTTTTATCAAACATTAAGGATTTAGCTGTTATTGGCAGTATCGCAAGAATTTACCTAAGAACCTACTTCCAATTAAGCGGAAATGAAAAGAACGTAGTTTTAAGTCAGGTTAAGTCTATTTACTCAACGCATGAGGTAAACATAGAAAGCGTGGAGTATTTAGTAGAAAATGTTTGTCAGCAAGTACACGGCTATGATGAGGTGCAAACAAAAGGAACTCCTATCATGCCGACATTGCAGCAAGACATATGGAGTGATATTTGCCGTCAGCTAATAGAAACGTGCGGTGTCCATGTTTACAACAACTGGTTTAGTAGGCTAAGTCCTATTATTGATAAAGATGCTAAAACCATTGAGCTAAAAGCACCGAACTCTTTTATTCAGGAGGAAATAACAAGACGATATGGGCATACCCTAAGAGAAGTTGCTAATGAGTTTGGGATGAAATTTGAAGTTTGCTAACGCAAAACTTCCTTTCGACTTGGTCGACTAAAGCCTCTTGTTGCCTAAAAGGCGAGGGATTTAAACCCAAGACAAGAGACATTAAAAAAAGAGAAAATATAAGCAAAATATAAAACTGTTTTAATATGTACATCATATTCATTAGTAAAAGAGCAATTTGAATTGCTAAATTAAAATAATTACTAATAATATAAACTGATAAATAATTTTTAAAAGTTGCATAAGATGAAAAGAAAAGGTGAAGAAAGGCAAGGAGAAAAAGAAGAAGTAGAGGAATTATCTGTTATCAAAAAACAAAAACATGAAAACAAGAAAGAGGATGAAAAGGTACAGACACCTGAAATTTTTGCAGATCCGACTTATGATATAACGTTTAAGATGTTGTTTGGTAGTGATAAAAATAAAGATGTTCTTATAAGCTTATTAAATAATTTATTAGATTTTAGAGGTGAAAAACAAATTGTTGATGTTACGATTAATTCCAGTGATTTAAGTGTTGAAGGTATTTCTGATATTAAGGGTGCTGTGGATGTTTTGTGTACTACTAGAAGCAATCAAAAGATTGCTGTTGAAATGCAAAGGAAATATAAAGATTATTTTTTACCACGTTCTCAAGAGTATATGTCTAAAATCATTGCTGGACAAGTAAAAGAAGGGGAAGGTCAGCGGTACGATACAGCTGTGATGGATACGTATATATTAGCCATAGAAAAAGAAAATATTTTCCGTGGGAAGTATATGCTAAAAGATAAGGATATTTTTGAAGTGACAGTAGTTCCTATGGTTGTAGAAACACAAGAAGAAATACCAGGAAATAAGATGCACTGGAAGTTTTTTGAATTACCTAAATTTGCTAAAGCATATAAAAGCACTGATATAGGTAAGACAAATTCTTTAAAAGAACAATGGTTAGACTTTTTAATAAAATGTAGTAAACAAGATGATATTCCTGATAACATAGACGATATAATTAAGAAAGGGTATAATATTATGAAAGTAGCTAATTGGAGTGAAGATCAAAGAATTTTATATTGGAAACAAAGAAGTAATGAAATAGAGGAACTTAAGGAACAAAAGATGCTAGAAGAGAAAGCTTTTCAGGAAGGAATTGAGAAAGGGATAGAAAAGGGTAAGCTTAAAGGTGAGATAAAAGGAGAAATATCCAAGATAAAAGGTTTTATCAAATATAGTATATCTCCAGAAACTTTTACTACTGACCTAAAATTCTTAACGCACGATAAAGTAAAAGAGAATTTCAAGACAAATCTAACGTATATTCAAGATCATCTTAGCGACGCAGATAGTGATATATGTGATGAGTTGGAGCTTGTTGGAAAGTTATCAGATTTTACAGAATAGTTTCTAGTTTGTAGACATAAAAACTTAAGAAAAAACATCTAGTAAGTCGCAGAAAAAAGAGCTCCTAGATGGGAGCAAAAATGCACCTCCTCTCCCCCCCTTTATATTATTAATAATAATACTGTTATTAATAAAGAAATAGAAAAGGATAATAAATCCTTTTCTATTTCGGATAATGAAAAATTAAAAATAAAAAGTTTTGAAAAATCCAAAAACGCACCTTCCGCTTTTAGCTCGCCAGCGGAGCTAGCGCAAGATGCTAGCAAAATACCAAAAGCAGACCCCATCCCTGCTAACACCAACAAAATTTACGAAAAGGCTACTATGGACGAAAAAGCACCGCTTACGGCTAGCGATAGGAAAATGCTACTTTCAAAAGCTTTGTTATCAGCGTTTGGCAAAGAGGATGCAGATTTATTGCAGGATGAATGCGAATTTATAGAACTGGAAGCTGATAAGGTAAAAATAACGATTGGTAGCAGGAAAAGCCTTAATGACATTGAAAAAGAAAAAATCCGTAAATCCCTAAAATCGGTTTACGGGGAAGAAGTGCGTATTGTAACCGGTAAGAGGGAAACGCAACCTGAGTCCATCACAGATTGTGACAAACTGTCACGACCTCCAACACCTGAATTACTTGCCAATGTTCGCTCCAACAACTCTGAGTGGTTTACGTTTAGGAAGAATCTGATTAAGGCTCTCTGCAATCGCCATGAGGAAAAAATAGCCCAGCATATTGTTAAAAACTGGTTTGATAAACTTGGGGTTAGTGAGCTATCCACCCAAAGCAAATTAGTTTTAATAGCCGATTCTTTTTATATTCACTGGATTGAGAACAATTACGATCATGTCGTAGAAGAAGCGGTTTGCTTAGGTGGTTTTGTTGTTGAATTACATTACAAGGGGAATAAGGAAAGACCAAGGATTTACAGTAAGGAGTTAATTAAAAGGAGTAAGAAATGAAAATAAATGTTAGTAGTGATGTGAACGCAATTCCAGAAAGGAAAGTAAACACAATTGATCCTAAAGATAAAGAAAAATGGGAAATAGAATGGGAGATAAACAATCTAAGAACTGAGATAAGAAAAGATATGCAGGATTATAAGCTTTTGCATAAAAAAGGAAGTCTTTGGTCTGAATTGGATAATGCTTGGGAAGATAACTCTTTGTTATTTACAGGTTGGTATTCAGGTGATGATAACTGTTTTACTGAAGATGGATATTGTGATCCAGAAAGAGCTTTTAGCGAAAAAGCTAACTGGTATAAGGAATATTTAGACAAAAGACTTAAACAAAATTTAATAAAATTACAAGAACTAGTGGAGCAAGAAAACGAATGAGAGACAGCGCACTAATAGAAATTATAGGCCATGTTGGCAAAGACCCATCTTCTCCAAGTCCTGAGAAATACCCTGATTTTGTAACCTTTGAAATAGCAGTTTCAAACAATAAAAAAGAGGTTACTTGGTTTAAATGTAAAACCAGCTCAGAACCACTGGCTAAAGTGGTTAAATCGTATGTAAAAAAGGGTGATGGGCTTCTAATACGAGGATATCCTCAAGTAAATGCTTATATTGGTAAGGATGGGAAAGCTAAAGGACAACTTGAGATATATATCAATTACATCAATTTGTTAACAAGTAGCAAAGATAAACCAAGTAATAACGCGATGTCTAAGGAGAATTACATAACTGAGATAGAAGAGTTATCAAAACTTGATGATGAAATCCCATTTTGAAGTAGAGCCTATGAGCCACCAAATACAGCAGCAAATCAGTGTTTTATATGATCTTCTAACTAACAATCAGGATTTTAGCGAGATCAAACATTGGTTTTTAAATACACCTATGGGACAAAACGAGCACTTTGTAGCTTTTAATTATCAGTTAAATCTTCAAAAACAGATTGCACGAAAGGATTTAAATAAGTTATCAGAAACCACGGAAGAAATACAGGCGCTTGTAAATCAATGTCGGCAACTGTTTTTAATCGAAAAAGAAAAAGACGAAAGCTTAAAAAAATACTATAAGCAGTATTCTAAAAAAACGGAGAAACAAAATGATAACAAAAGAAGTACTGCACGAACTATTTGAATACAAAGACGGCGAGATTTATTGGAAAGAATCACCTGCTAGAGGCGTTAAAGAGGGACAGAAAGCAGGTACTCCGACAAAATACGGAGATTCGGTTGGAGTTCTAGGGCAAAGGTTTTACAAGCACAAGCTTATATTTACCATGTTTCATGGTTATTACCCTAGCACAATTGTTTTTAAGGATGGTAACTGCTTCAATTCTTGTATTGAAAATCTTAAGGAGGTAACAAGAGCTAGAGCACTGACAAAATCAAGAATCAGAAAAGATAATATATCTGGTTATAAAGGTGTTAGCTGGTCTAATTCACGTAACAAATGGGTAGGGGTTATTGTAAGGGATAAACAAAGAAAACATCTAGGGTATTTTGAGGATAAAGAGATGGCTAATGAATTTTATCAAAAGGAAGCTGCTAACTACAATCAATTAGAGGGAATAAATGAAACAAGAATACGAAATGTTTAAATATAAATACGAAGCAGTGTTAGCGGCCCAATATATAAATCCAAGTGAAATAGATATTAGAAACAGGTTTGATCATCTGCCTAAGTGGCTAGAGGTGTATATTGACGATAATATGATACTAAACCAAGAAGCAGGATTAAATCCCACTGTCTTGTGTTCATCATATAAAGATAAAATAGAAAATGTAGCTGGAAAACTAAAAATATCTTTTGGTTATGAACAACATATTTTAAGGCAAGATGATTGGATTGTTAGAACTATCAAAGATAATAAGACGTTTTGTTATTCTAATGATCTGTTTAAGTGGTTCTATGAAAAGGACACTATTATATATTCATAGGGAGGTAAATCATGAAACAAAAATGCGAAGAAATTATAATTGATCAGTATTTAAAGGGGAATATTACTGATAAAGAGAAAACAAGACAGTTACAAGCACTTTGGCTTTTAAAAGAAGAAAGTGAGGTAATAAAATCTTTATATACAGGGCTAACTGAAAATCCTGATAAATTTCTTGCGCAACATCGAGAAAATGAAACTTTGATTAATAGTAAAGTTAAACAATTTGCTGATGATTTTGATTTAAACCATCTTTCAGAAGATGACCAAAAAATTGCTTTTGTTCAAAAAGTTTTAATCCCTATGTTTATGGAGGAACTAGAAGATGAACTACCAGAATAATACTGAAAGCATAATAGATAAAATACGAGATGAGATTGATACGTTAAGTTTTCTATCTCAAGCACCAAAGAATGAGGCGGTAATTGCTATGAAAATGCTAGCAAGTTCTTTGGTAGAGGATTTAAATGAAATGCTAAAAAACATAAGGTATCAGGGGAAGTAAGAATGGGTAAAAACACTCCTATAAAATGGCATACTGCTAATATAAAACTTTCCCAGTTAAAAGAGTATCCTGATAATCCAAGAAAAATAACCAAGGAAATGATGGATAAACTGGTTGCTCATATAAAGGAAGATGGATATCACCAAAGAATTATAGTTGATAGCGATTATATTATTATAGGAGGCCATCAGCGGAAAAAAGCTTTATATATGGCAGGTTTTAATGATGATACTGAAATAGAAGTGTTAATGCCTAATAAGAAACTGACCCCAAAAGAAATAGACAGGTTAAACATTAGAGATAACCTAGCGTTTGGTGAATATGATTTTGAAGTACTAACGCAGCGATTTGATATGGACGAGCTATTATCTTTTGGTATGGATGAGGATATATTAACACCTATATTTGATAAAGACATATTAGAAGAAATAGGGGAGGAAGAGGAAATAGAAGTCCCACAAGAAGCTACTGCTAGGCTTGGTGATGTTTATGTTCTTGGGTCTCATCGTTTAATGTGCGGGGATAGTACTAATCCGCAGCATGTTGAAAAACTAATCGATGGGGCAAGTCCGATTTTAATGGTAACTGATCCGCCTTATGGAATAAATTATGAGCCTGAGTGGCGTGAGAGGGTTGCTGTTCAGGTAGACATGATTTCTAAAGGTAAGGTACTAAATGATGATAGATATGACTGGTCTGAGGCTTATTCATTATTTACCGGTGATGTGGCTTATGTTTGGCATTCATCTAAATATACGCACAAGGTTGCCGAGAATATAGAGAATAGCGGTTTTGAATTGATTTGTCTCATAATCTGGACAAAACCGCAGTTTGCATTAAGCAGGGGTGATTATCATGGTCAGTATGAGCCTTTATGGTACAGCGTACGGAAAGGGAAGAAGCATAACTGGCAGGGTAAACGTGATCAATCTACCGTATGGGAAATTAAAAATAATAGTCCATTCGGCAATAGAAACAACGAGGAAACGTGGGGACATGGTACACAGAAACCAATGGAGTGCATGCTTCGGCCTATACTTAATAACTCCGCGCAAGGCCAGAGTGTATATGATCCTTTTGGCGGTAGCGGTACTACGTTAATTGCCTGCGAGAGATCAAAGCGTAATTGTTACATGATGGAATTATCCCCAGCTTATATTGATGTTATAATAAAGAGATGGGAAAAAGAAACTGGTAAAAAAGCTGTATTGTTGAATGAGTAAACCAAAACGAGACATCAAACCAGAAGAGTCAGCACAGGTTGAGGCATTAGCGGCACATGGTCATACCCAGGAAGAAATTGCTAGGTTCTTAGGGATGTCTGCTAGACATTTTAGAAGAACTAAAGGTGAAAATAAATCTTTCATGTCCTCCTATAACAGAGGTAGATTTAAGGGAAAGAACTATGTTGTATCAAGGCTTATGAGGTTTATTAAGGACGATGAGTTAACGGCCGTTAATTTAAACGCAATTCAGTTTTATCTACGAAATACTGGTTTTGGTTTAGAAAACAATAATGATAATAAATTTAAGCTAAAATTCTCTAAAGACAAAAACCCAGTAGAAATATTGGATACAGGTTTAACGTCTCTTGAACAAGGAAATATTACTATTCCAGAAGCACGAGCTATTGCTGATTTAGCTATGGTAAAACTTAACATAACAAGTAAAACTGATGTAACGCAGCAAGCGGTAATGGAAAAGGAAAGCGAGGAGCGATTATTAGATAAAATGTATACTATACGCAAAGTATTAGAACATGAAGAAAAAAAGAATAAGGTGAACTAAATATGTGGAAATATAGAAGACAAGCAAGATTATACATAATGATAACTACAATACTTTTTATTAGTATTGGAGTTTATCAAGGTTGTCAGTTTATCAATAACAAAATCAATCTTTTAGAAGAAAGAGTAAAGGAACTTGAACTTATAGCTTTCAATAAATAGTTATTCACAAATTTTGTTAATAAAAATGTGGAATTACTAAGCTAACGTTTATGTAATAAGGTATTGCGATATTGCCTAATAAATAAGCAGGTTTTAAAAAAGGAATTTATGGAAAAATTTATAGATTATATTGTGTTTATCGTTTTAAGTAGTGTGGTAGTTCTGTTCTTTTATCCTCCCGCTGAATTTCAAGAAACTATTATACATATTAGAACTGCTGGAGCTAAGTTTTATTTTTTATTAGTTCTAATAACTGTTCATTTATATTATTTCTATATCGCTATAGAATGGCTTGGTTTTCAAATAGTTGACTGGTTAATAAATAATGACAGATAAAGAACAAAAAAAAGAACAAAATAAAAAACTATATGCTTGGAATAGTAAAGAAGGGATGATCTCATTGTTCAAAAAGCCTCAAGAAACAGATTTTGATATAAAAGACAAAGATATACAAAGTGCTGAGAAGTCAGATCAGAGTTATGCCCTTATGAAATACAGAGAGCTTGTAGCAGCTCGTAAGGTAAAGGAAAAGCTACGTCCAAGAGAACCTGAAATATATCATCACGACATCTTTAAAAGATAACTAAAAATAATTTTTATTATCAAATAATTATTGACAGTAATTGTAAATTATTGTAATATGTAATTACAAACAAATGGATGGGTAAAATTATGAAAAGAATAATAACTAAAACTACCACTAAAGAACACGATACAATGCTTTTACAAAACCTTTTATTAAACTTCGTAAAAAAGCAACGAAATTTAAGAGATATTGCAAATACTGATACACACGGACAGCTGGTAGGGCTCAAAATGCGAGGACAAGCTGAATATAACGAATATAAAAAAGCAAAGAAAAGTTATGACTTTAACTATGCCAAGGCAGAAAAGAAATACTTAGATATTTATAGCCTTGTTGTACCTGTAATGTCTGAATGTCAGAAATATTTAAATTAAATAGGAAGAAGCAAAATGAATAACACAAAAGTAAAAGAAGCTGAGAACGAAGTATTAGATTATCTTCTGGACAATTGGGGAAGTAATGAAACGGAA